TAGCAGGGGCACTGGCAAATATAATATCGTTACCATCAATAGCAAATCCTTCGCTTGGACTGGTTCCACTATTAGGTTTCTGAATGACTCCATTGATGCTAACAAGATGTGCTTGAGCATTTGAACCGGGGTTTGATAATGTAAATCTTGTAGCAGAACCGTTGAAGGTTGCACTACCACCGCCTGAGCCGCTAGAGCTAGACAGTGTGTTGATTGCTATGGTTTGAGATCCAGCTGCTGCCCAACTTAGATTACCATTAGCATCTGTTTTTAGAAACTGACCATTTACTATGTTAGATGGTAATGTCAGTGTATAGCTTTGTGCAGCACTATGAGGTGGTGACTTGATTTTGACACCATGACTGTTAGCTGAACAGTTAAGTTGCAGTGTACCATCTGCACCGCCTGCACCTTTGATTTCTACAACACCCGTACCATTAGGTGTTACTTTAATATTACCGTTAGTTGTGCTTGTAGTAATCTCATTTGTCTGTACATCTAAATTACCACCAAGCTGTGGTGTAGTATCATCTACTATATCTTGAGTTGGTGTTGTAACTGTAACAAACTCAAGTGCATTACCAGACGAGTTTACCTTTACTGTTTTACCAGCTGCACCTGTAAAATTGGCTGGTGTATCTGATAAGTTTGCAAAGGTTGTAGCACCAGCACCGGCAGATATGCCTGCTAGTTTGCTTTTTTCTGCATCTGTAAATACGTTACTATCTGACGCATTATCAACAAGTGTTCTTATTTCTGATGCTGTCTGATCTGCTGTTGCACCAGCTTCTATAGCATTAAGTTTACTGTGGTCAGCGTCAGTAAATACATTACTGTCACTTGCACTTTCTACTAATGTTCTAATCTCTGATGCTGTTTGGTCAGCTGTTGCTGCTGTTTCTATGCCGTCAAGTTTTGTCTTGTCAGCAGCTGTCATAAGGCCGGGACTAGTTGTTGTAACACTAGCTAAGTTATTCTGCTCTTCTTGTGCAGCAAATAATAACTGCTTATGGTTAGCATTTAGGTCAGCTGCCTTAACTGATGAACCGGCTACGTATGTAGCTTTTGCAACGTCTACGTTAGTATCACGAAATATACGTATCTTTGCAGGGCTTGCTGGTATATTACCTGATGTAAAAACTACATTACCACCACCTGTAGTAGTGTAGCTTGTTATATTGTAATGTGTGCCTGATGATTTTAGTACTTCGTCTACTGTTACTTTTATATCAGACTCTTGTATAGAAGGGAAAGAAAACGATTTAGTCGCATTTCCATCCCCAGTGTAATCTACGAATGTTGTTGCCATTTATTTAGGTATATCGAGGATGTTACGAGTTGAAACTCTTTTTTGTCTTTGTGCTGCTTCTTTCTTTTTCTGCTCTTCTATCAATGCCATAGCTTCTGGATTGTTTGTTACCTTGCCCCAAGCTCTTCTACGTGCATCTCTAAATAGTCTGTCTATAACAATGTTATGGTAATAATCTCTAGCATTAAATTCAGCACGTCTACCAGCTTTTATATCAGCATACATTTCTTTTAGTGATGCTAATATTCTAGGATCCTTAGCTAGTTTATTTAGTTCAAGTTCTAGATTTTCTTCACCTATAGCTTTTTGAAACTCTGATCTTAGTCTAGGACTATCAGTCAAGTTAGTGCTATCTGGAGCGTAGTATGTAGATAAACGAAGATCATAACCACTATCAAACAATAAGTTTCTACCGGGACTTTGATCTAAGTTTAGAGATACTGGACTAACAGCATTATATGCTCTTGTTAAAAAGTCCCAAGCTTTGATTGGTTGACCATTTAGCATGTCATACTTGATAGGTAGTGGTTCAGCTAATGGATTTAAAAATGTTAAGTTTTCACTTAGTAGGTTTCTGTTACGTATAGACTGCCCAATACCTGAGCTAATTTCACGCATGTAAGGTGTAAATAGTTTACCAAGTTCGTTACGTAATCCAGATAATGGTATAGTATTATTAGCAAGAGATGCTAGTATACGTGGCCCTTGTCCGGGTCTACCACCAAATAAGTCTACAAAGGACTGTATACCAGCTAGGTACGACTTACTTGTAATCGCTTGTGCAATAACAAGAGAAATCTTTTGTAGTTCTCCTTCTGTCCACTCCTCGCCCATAAGCTCACTTGCGTCACCTACGTCAGCGATTGTAGACATAATTAGGTTAAATGGTTCAAACTGATCGTAGCCAACACGTACAGCACCTATCTTTATACTTCTTGGCTCCCATTTATTATCTAACCATAACTGCCTTTTTTGTCTATCAACTGGCCCATTACCGTTTAAATCACCACGCATCCAAGCCATAGCTGCCATAAACACTACACCAGCACCTATAGCTAATCGTCCTGTTTGTAAGGCTTTTGCGTTTGCTAATTCTTCAGCTGTTGTAATACCATACTGACGTACGCTTCCTAAATCATCTGCACTAGCAAAGGCTATATCATTAAACTCTTTTACAAGAAAGTTAAAACCGGGTGTATGCTTACCTGTTAGTGCTAGTCCGTTTACACCTGTTCTTGCAAACAAGAAGAAAGGTCTAGCTAGTGGTGTAGCTGCAAATACATCATTAAGACCCTTTGCAAAGCCTGTTAATGGTTGTGTTAGTGTAACTTCTTTTCTAGCAAAGTCTAGTGCTTCGTCTGTAATATTACCGGCAGCATCATAGATCTGACCATAAAAATCATCCTGATAAGCTTTCATAAGCTTTCTAGTAATTTTAGGTGTCTCGATACCATTACCTTGTAACTCAAGAACTCTACGCATAGCTTTTTCACGCATCTTCATACGTCCAAGAATAAATCCAAACGCATCGTCAGTTGCCGCCATAAGTTTTGTAGAGTATGTTAAGAAGTTGCTATTATTCATTTGACGTGCTATGTTTGTCACACGAAATGCTGCGGTTTCTCCGGGTGTAGCTCTACCACTATCTTCTGCCCATCTACGTAATACTTCCCAGTTATCATCTGCACGTGTAAACTCACTAAATCTAGTTCTAATGCTTGATATATCGCCTGCCCAGTATGAGTTTAGTCTAGTTCTAAACAGTTCAAATGACTCAGGTATAGCTTCTACCATGGCATTGATTGATGCTAGACTAGATCTGATTGTAGCAGAATCACCAACGACTGGATAGCGTATCAAAGCTCCTAAAGCTTGAGAAAAGGGACGTAAGAATGTTACGCTGCCTGTACCCATGATTGCTCTAACTGGTGTTTTTGGCCCTGATAATATACTATGTGTAGTTACACCTTGTAATTCACGTATCAAAGCACCTGTACGGTCTGGTGCGTTAGGATCTAACTTACCGCCATACAATAATGTTCTTGCCCACTTGTCAAAATCATCAACAGAGTTTATATCTTTCATCATAGAGAAAGCTTCAAAGACTGCTTTTAGCATGTCATCATCCCCATCTTTAGAAATTTTTAAAACAGCTAATATAGCATCTCTTGAATCCTGTTGTTCTTTAGCTAGTGCTTGTGTCAAAGCTTCTTTACGGTTTTTACCAGCACCAAAGTTTCTAAAGTCATCAGATTTTACAAATCGTGCTTTCTTTGTTTGGTATAATAGAGTTAACATAGTGTCAACTATTTGTTTAGCTGGGCCATCTATATCATTAAGATTTACAAGGTCAGCTATTTCTCTACCAGCTATACCAGTATCTTGTAGCTGTTTAAGCAGTGTACCAGCAACTAAGTCAGCAATAACTACATTCTTAGTTGTCCATGTTTCAACACCATCTGTAACATCGTTAGTTTCAAACAACTCTTTTAGATACTCTTCTGGAGACATCTCAACAGGATTTCTACCCTGTGTAATACGTTGATGACCTTCTACAGCTTCTCTAAATGTTTGTGCTAGTAAACGTCTATCTCCTTTTGCAGCTCGTAGTTCTTTAGCAAACTTGTCGCTACTAACTAAGCCTTTAAATATACGTTCTATTGTTGCGTCATCAGAGCCACTTTTTAGTGCTATACGCTCACGTTCTGCGGGTCTTGTTACAGAACCAGTAGACCCTTCTTCAGATCCCCAATCGTTACGTGTTCTAGATAACTGTTCACGAGCTACTTGTGGATCAACCTCGGATGTATGTGCCCCTTGGTGAGGTTCAGCTAGAGGAGCATTTTTATCTGCTCTAAACTGTAAGTCACCCTGTCGTAACTGGGCTACACCAGCTTCTGTAGATTGACTTTTTATACTTTCGTTTCGTTTTGCAATCTGGTCAAGCACTGGCTGACTGCCTTTTTTAAGGCCATAAGCTAGTCCGTCAAAAAATAGACCTATACCCATACCTTCTACGATGTTTTTTATCTTCATCATAACAGGATGGTCTGTGTCTTTGGTAGCTAGTGGTGTGTCAAACCAGCCATATCTATCACGCAATGCACCCATAGCGTTCATCTCGTCTGACTCTTTAGATACAAGGTCAGATACAGCACCGATAGCTGCACCTCTAGCTAAACTATTTGTAGCTATTGCTGACAAGCCTGCTGGTATACTTACTAATCCTGTAGCGGCTAGACCTTTAGCAGCAAGCACTGTGCCTACTGCCATAGATCCAAAGTGTACCAAACCTCGTAGCTGTTTACCCCACCATGTTTTGGTTTCGATAGGGTTATCGTAAGAATCAAAAGGTGTCCATTCTGGTTTGTAGAAACCTTTTTCTTCTTTTTCTCTTTGCATTTCTCCTGACAGTGCATCTACTGTACGCTCAGGAAATGTTGCAATCGAAGATGCAGTGTCCTGTAGACCGCCAGATAAAATAGACTGCCCTTCTTTAATTAAGGCTTTTGCACCCCATGTATCTGCATCTCTAGGATCTTCTTGTTCTGCAAGCTCTTGCTTCTTTACATTAGCTTGCTGGCTTTTGATTTCGTTATCTGCTGCCTGTTTCTTTTCATAATCATCTAAGAACTGAAAATAAGCATTACCAGCTTCTTTAGCAGCATCAACGTCAATGCCATATTCATTTTCTTCTGCCATTAGTTTCTTTTACGTCGTTTTGTTGTATCTACGGGCTTTGGTGTCAAGAACTCTTTAACAGCTTTTCTTCGTTCTTTAGCTTTTTGTGTATCTCCTTGTAGTATTTGTTCTTGTATTTCAAAGAATTTACCACCTTTTTCAGCTGCTGTTAAGTGTACTTGACTGACACCTTTTGCCATGTAAGCATAGCTAACAAATGGATACTTTTCAAATAATGGAAACACTCTATTTAGTATTTGTTGATCGTTGTAACTGAAATTAGCAATCTCTAACCAGTCACTATTATCTTCTACTTTATCTAAAGTCACAACTTTTTCATCTTCATCTGCACCAGTTATAGTAGCATTTAGAGGTTGTTTACCTTTTTGAAATGGTATAACTGTTAGTCCAGAAAGAGATCTTCTACGTTGATTGATATTTTTAGACAGCATATACAGACGAGTATATATCTGTACGTTTTCATCAAAGTCTTGATCTGGTCTTATAAACTTCTTTTCTATCAACTCATTTATAATAGGAGCTAATGTTGTTCCTTCAAAATTAAAGTAACCAATATTATTCATATTCTTATTTTTTACAAGTCTTGGAATATCACCTATCTTAATAGTTTGTAAACTAGGTATCTTTCTTTCAAACGCTACACCTCTAGCTCGTGGCCTACGGTTAAATTCATCTATTTCAAAACTATCAAAGTCACCATCTGCTTGCGGTTTGAGTGCTAGCATGGATTCTCTAAAATCTTGTAGCGTTTCTGCACTTATTTGTAAGTACTTACCATCTGTAGGTTTATCAGATAATCTAGCCCTGTCAAACTCTGTAAAATATACTCTTGTTCTATCAAACTTAAGTATTTTATTAGCTTCATTTTCTTTGAGTCCACCAATAGCTTGTGCTCTATACGTCCATTTTTCAAGATTAGTCATTGGTACTTTTCTACCTTTTACCATCTTGTACATTTTTATGTCTGAATAGAACTCAAGAACATCTTTATTCTCTTGCCCGTTTGACGCAGACCATAGCTTAGATCTTTCAAAGTTTGCTTTTTCTGCAAGTGTAACAGGTGATGTAGAGTCTTTTAAAGTAGGATCGTTGTTAAACAACTCAACCATAAAACCTTTCTCTTGTACTAGACCCTTAGATACCGAACCACCAACCTCTCCAGCTTTATCATATACACCAGCTTTTATGTTTGGTTGTATTTTTTCTTCAAACAACTTTTGCATAAAATCTAGCTCTATTGATTTTCTAGACTTTCCGGGTTGTGGTTGTGATAATAATTTATCTAACTCAGCTTTTTCTGATAAGAACACATTTTCAAACGCTTCTCGTGCTCTACTTACTGTAAAGTAATCCGAGTCGCTTAGTTGAGTTTTACCACCATCATTATACTTATGAGTTTGAACAGCTGATTTTATAACTTTTTCTTCTAGTTCATTAAAGATTGGTGCATACTTCTGAGCAGTTGCAACATTAGTGTCAGACCCACCAGTTTCAGATTTAGCAACAGCATTATTTATTTCACTTGGAAATATAAGTCTACCTTCAAGGTCAAATCTCATTAAATGCCTGTTCTCTTTTTTACTAATTTCACTATAATACTGCAAACGTATGTTATTCATATTATCAAAACTTAGAAAGTCTTTTCTTTCTTCATCCGTTGCTAAGTCTTGTAAAGGTTTTGTGATAGCAGAAGCTACGAAATTATTATTAAAGTTTTTTATATCGGTTTCAATATCGTTTGCTTGTTGTGTCTGTCTTTTTCTAACAGCATCCCTTACAATATTTTCAGCCTGACCTTTTACGGTAGCTGATATAATATTATCAGGAACTATTTGTAGACTAGAGTAAGTAGTACCTTTTATAGTTACTTCACTATTGTTAAATATATCATCAACCATGTTATCTGATATAGTAAAACCTTCTGTACCAACGATAACATTTGCATCAATACTTTTTTTGATTTCTTCAGCAGCCCAGATGTAACCTAATCCGGCAGCACCTTTATCACCAGCGTACAGTAAATCAGCAGCTTGACTTGCATAACCACCTTCACCAAAGATAGCATTAGCATCACCTTGAGAAACAGCTATACGTATATTTTGTCTTAGTGTCTCCTTTTGTTGTAGTTCTATCTTGGCAACTGTATTAGTGCTCCATGTATTTAAAGCAGCTTGTTGTGCTTCTTTAATAGTCTTAGCATGCCTAGCAATGATTCTTTTTTGAATACGTGTGTTAGTTACATCAATACCAGCTTCTGCATATTCATAGAATAAACCAGCAACTATTTTACCGGTAGTACCCTGCATACCAACAAACTCTTGAGCTTCACCCATAGTACTAACACCAGATAGACCATCCTTAGCAGATAATATGTTATATGTTGCACCTATTTGACCATCAATCTGGTTTCCAAGAGATCTAAAGTTTGCATCATTATCACCACTAAATAAATTAGAGTTTGGCCCAATCTGTGTTTGAAGATCAACTATGTTAGACTTATGTTCTCTATTATCAGTTGCATTTTTTTCATTTGTGAGATCTATAGAAGTTTTATTTAACTCATTCTGAGCTGCTTGATCTTCTTTATTAGTTACCTTAGCTGCTGCTTCTACCTGATCCATTATATTTTCGGCAGTAAAACCTGTACCACCAATAATACCTGTCTTTTTATCTGGACTAAATTCACCTTCTAAATCTTTTTTAGCTTGTAGAGCATCAAAGGCTGTCTTAAATTTAGCAGCACCTTCAAAGACACCAGCTATTTGTTTCATCGTATTGATGAAGTTACCCTGATCTTTTACTCTTTCTACAAATTTTATATTTTCAAAGAACTGATTAGTGTTAGGAATGTCGATTTTTTCAACATTCGAGATCATTGCATCAGTTAGATCAGCTTCCTCGCTTTGATAATTAGATCTACTTGATCCAGTTATTGCATCACGAGGAGAACCTATCTGAGTACCGAATCCAAACTGACTCATACTTCCTCCATGTTAACGTCTATCATATCATATTTTACACCAAGGTAGCCATTATCCATAACTTCTACAGCCATAGGATGTATCTTAACTACATCTTGTGCCATAACACCACGATAACGTATTTCTGGTCTAGCCTTATAGTTAAATTCGTATATGTTGTAACCTTGTGGTGATTTACCCACCTTGTTAATGTTTTCTTTTACTTTTATATCAGAAGTACTGATAGTTGCAATACTTGCACCAATACTTAACGCACTCTGAGCTAATGACAATGCTCCTCCAAGCCTGTTGGTTGGTGGCATCATTACTGGTGGTGGCGGTTGTGCTGGTAGTCCCATCTTCTCTCTGGCTCTACCTTGAAAAGCTCTGAAGTTACGCATAGCCTGTGACTGTTTAGCAGCGGCTTGCTGTCCATATATTCTATTAAGGACTCTTTCTACACTAGCTTTCTTTGAAAGAAATGCTTTCTTTCCAGCTTTACCAAATCTTCTACCACGCCCACCTTCGTTTACTTTTTTAGTACGTAAGTAGTTGGTGTAAGCTTTCTGACCAGCGACTCTACCTTGACCTGTTTGATATAAAGCATTTTGTAATATGTCACTTTGGTCACGGCTTAGTCCGACAACTGACCTATCTAGGTTACGTGCAAACTGTGCTTCTCTATTCCAAAATGATAATGCACGTTGTCTATGAACGGCATCTTGTTTTCTAGCTTGGGCACGAGCTTGGGCTCTTGCTCCAGCATTAGCGTCTACGCACACGGCAAAATTCAATAAATGTTACATTGTTTGGCCCATGTTTTAACTTACGTAAAAACTTGAAACCTAGAAACTTTAGCAGTTTTAAATGTGCTGTGTTTCTACTGTC